GCAGCTGACGAAATGTACGAGTCAGTACCACGCCAATCAAAAAAAAAATAATTGAAGGTATAGACTCAGGATTTATCTACAATTTATTAAGACAACAAAAAGCGGCCGGCATGGCCGCTTTATCTATGAAAAAACTCGACAAATATATGCAAAATCAAGGACGCGGCGAATTCACATATGATGTGTTTAAAGCAGCCTATGACACAGATCCTAAACTACAAGAATTAGTTAAAAACTTCGACGAAGACAAAATTGAATTTAAAACAAGCGAAGTAGATGATTTGCCAGCAGATAAACCTGATGCAAACAAAGACACTGTTAGTAATATGGCAAAAAGAGCGGTTGACTTAGACGGACTATGATGCTATTATAATAGCATGACATTAATTAAACCTAAATTTACATACGAAAAACTAAAGCGTGTTGAAGTAGATGGCAAGCGCCGTTATGCAGCACCTGGCGGTCCTCCTGTAGCAAGTGTTACAACTATCCTCAGCGGCACCAAAGACATGACACATCTACATGAATGGCGCAGACGTGTTGGAGAAAAGAAAGCACAAGAGATTACAACTGAAGCAGCAGGTGTAGGCACCCGTATGCACAAGTATCTTGAAGACTATGTAGATAACGGTGTATGGACAGAGTCAGCAGGCAGCAATCCTTATGCACAGCAAGCCTACAAGATGGCTGGTGTGATACGTGACGAAGCAATGGTGCATGTAGATGAGATTTGGGGTAGCGAAGTTCCGCTTTATGTTCCGGGTATATATGCAGGTACAACTGACCTAGTAGGACAATACAAAGGCCAGCCTTGTATTATGGATTTTAAACAATCGAATAAACCAAAGAAAGCAGAGTGGGTTGAAGACTATTACTTACAACTTACTGCCTATGCATTGGCCCATAATGAAGTACATGGCACAAACATTCGCGAAGGACACATCTTCATGTGTTCAAGAGATTTAACTTACCAACAGTTTGATATTTGGCCAGATGAGTTCGACGACTGGGCGCAAGAATGGTGGAAACGTTGCGAGCAATACTATGAAAAACAAACCTAATGTTTATCTAATCCGCGACCCTATAAATAAAAAATCATATATAGGAGTATCAAACGGTAAGCATAAAAATTATTTTTGCAGTAGTCAAAACAAACAGTTTAAAAAAATTATTGCTGAACGCAAAGATACACTCAAACGTAAAATTATTTTTGAATTTGATACATATGAAACCGCATTAGAGGCAGAGTATCAACTTCAAGATCGTAGATCCAAAAGAGGAACTTGGAGCAACTACTACAATATTATTGTAGGCGATCCTATGGGTACTGTAAGATTATCAGGAGAGAGCAATCCTAACTACAAAGACGGAATGCTTGTAGGACAGTATGATGACCCTAGTATTCGAAAGCGTGTAGATAAGATACGTAATGCAGAGCGACACGCTGAACATAAAGAAGGTAATCGGCATCGTATGTTGGCGAGATATTATTTAAAAATAGACGAGAACAAAGCCAAAGAACACTTTGATGCTTGGCAAAACTATAAAAGATCTATGCCTAAGAGTGCAAAAGGAAACTACAAGCGTAAGTTTGAGACTTGGAATGCTTGGAAAGACAGCCAGAACATATAAATACAACAGCAGGAGATTATAGATGGCCGTAGTTCAAATATCCAGGATACAGATACGCAGAGGGCGCAAAAACACAGGAACAGGCTTCCCACAACTAGCGTCAGGTGAGCTAGGTTGGGCAATTGATTCGCAAGAATTGTATATAGGTAATGGAAGTGTTTCAGAAGGTTCGCCGTATGTAGGAAATACTAAATTATTATCCGAGCATGATGATCTTTTTGATTTAGCAAACGATTATACATACAAAGACGGCTTTGCAATACAGACAGGCGAAAATGCTAATGCACCAATTGAACGAACATTGCAGTCTAGATTAGATGATATTGTTACTATACGTTCCTTTGGTGCTACAGGCAACGGAAGTGATCAGACAGTACAGATCCAAAGAGCAATTGATCAGCTATTTTTAAATACAAATAAAACTAATCCGCAAAGTAGAGTTATACTATGGATAGAGCCTGGACAATATACTATCAGCAGCACACTATACATTCCTCCATTTGCAAACATCATCGGCGCAGGAATCGGCAAGACAGTTTTCAACTTTACTAATAGTGATACAGCAATACAAACAGTAAATAATTCAAGCACAATTGGAAACTATAACAATGGTGCAACAAATACATTTATTAATCAATCACAAAATATTAGACTAGAAGGTATCACAATTAATACAACTGCAACTGATACTGCATTGTTATTAGAAAGTTGTAGAGATAGTATTTTTAGAGATATTGAACTTACAAGTCAGTTTGAAAATGGCGAGATAGTTGATAGTGCAGAAAACATAGCAATCGAAATAACTGTAGGCGGCACCAGCGGCGAAGCTGTTTCTAACAACAACTACTTTGAAAACATTACTATTAAAGATTTTAGTTACGGTATTGTTTCTGAATATGATATTAAAAATAATATTTGGCAAGGATGTAGATTCCAGCATTTAGGTTACGGTATAAGATTTGGCGAGAATACTAATCTTGCAGTATCAGGACAACTTGCAGGCCCTGAATATAATACTGTAATGAATTGTATCTTTGAAGATATTGAACAACACGGGTTTAGTGTAAAGAACGGAAACAGAAATATAAGTTCTAACAACCAGTATATTGGTGTTGGTAATGACGGCGGCGCAGAAGACTCTAATCCAAGATACAGTGTTATAAGATTTGATTCTGTAGGCAATGAAAGCAAGAACGATTACTTTGCAAGAACAAGTGAGCAATCGTATAGTGCAACATCGTTTGCAACTAATTTACCATATGTACCTGAAATCGAAGGTAATGCAATTACAAAGCAAAACTTTACTAATAACACTACTCTTGTGCAAACAGGACTAACACCGGTTTTGTTGTATAGATTGCCTGCTGATAGTCTAAAAGCATTTGATATTGAGTACCTTTATGTAAGCAATGAAAAAGATGCTATGCGTCAAGGCACATTAGAAATTGTTGCAAATCCTGTAACTAATAAAATACAATTAGTAGATGATGTAAATTATAATGGTAATGATACCTGGAATGAGTCATTAGAATTTAGTGTTCAGTTTTCTGATAGAAATATGGACGGAACACTTGACACAATCGAGGTTTATGTGTTAAACTCAACTACAGCAGATGATGCTGACTTATATTGGAAAGTTAATACAAAAACACATGTGGCTTAATGTTTAGCACAAAATATGAAACTAGACTACTAGAGTGGAGAGCACTTCGTAACGACATAGATCAGTCAGAAGACCCTGTCCGGCTTTGCCTAGAGTTTTGGAATAACATACCTGAAGTAAGCATTGCAGCTGATCCTTATGACCAGTCTCGTTGGCCTACACCGTGGGAAATGATAGAAGAAAATAATTTTTGTCTCTTCGTGAAGATTTTAGCAATTTGCTACACCTTGCAATTAACAGACAAGTTTTCCCAGATGGAATTCGAGATAAACATTGTACAGGATAGGAAAAAACAAGATGTTTCCTATCTTTTATTTTTTGACACAACATGTATTGGATATGACTCTATGAAACCTATTCTTATTTCAGATTTACCTAATGATTTGATATTCGAAAAGCGTCATCTAATGCCAACCCTACAATAAATATTTCAATATACAGAGAACAAGAGGAAGAAAAGAATGATCCAAGTTACCAAGCGAGATGGACGCAAAGAACCACTAGACATCGAAAAACTACATAAGGTTGTTTTCTATGCATGTAATGATATAACTGGCGTTAGTCCAAGCGAGGTAGAAATTAAAAGTCAAATTCAGTTTTATAACGGAATGAATACTAATGAAATTCAAGAAACTCTTATCAAAGCCGCCGCTGATCTTATCACAGAAGAAACCCCTAACTATCAGTATGTAGGTGGCAGACTTATTAACTATGCTCTACGTAAGCAAGTTTATGGCAAGTATGAGCCGTGTTCAGTTAAAGAACTTGTTGAAAAGAATACTGAAGCAGGCTTTTATGATCCTGACCTCATTTCGTACTACGACGACGAAGAATGGGAAAAGATTAACAACTTTGTTAAACACGAACGTGACGAGAATTTAACCTATGTTGCAATGGAGCAACTACGCGGCAAGTATCTATGTCAAAACAGAGTTACTAGCGATATCTTCGAAACACCGCAAATGTGCTATGTTCTTATTGCAGCTACACTGTTCCAAAACTATCCAAAAGTAGAAAGACTACGTTGGGTAAAAGAATACTATGATGCTATTAGTCTTCATGATATTAGTTTGCCTACTCCTGTTATGGCTGGTGTTCGTACTCCACAACGACAGTTTAGTAGTTGTGTTCTTATTGAAACTGATGACAGCCTTGATAGTATTAATGCTACTTCGAGCAGTATTGTTAAGTACGTAAGTCAAAAAGCTGGTATTGGTATTGGTGGCGGCAACATTCGTGCTATTGGTTCGCCAATTCGCAAGGGCGATGCTTACCACACAGGTATTATTCCATTTTATAAAATGTTCCAAGCAGCTACTAAGTCATGCTCGCAGGGCGGAGTGCGTGGAGGTGCAGCCACTATCTACTATCCAATTTGGCATTTAGAAGCAGAAGAAATGTTAGTGCTAAAGAACAATAAAGGCACAGAAGACAACCGTGTGCGTCATATGGATTATGGAGTACAGTTTAATAAACTAATGTATGAAAGACTTATCACCGGTGGCGACATAACTCTTTTCTCGCCTAATGACGTACCTGGATTATATGATGCTTTCTTTGCAGATCAAGACGAATTCCGTAGGTTATATGAAACAGCAGAGCGCAATACAAAACTACGTAAGAAGACTGTTAAAGCATCTGCATTGTTTAGTAGTTTTATGGAAGAGCGCAAAAACACAGGCCGCATCTATTTGCAAAATGTAGATAATGCAAACGAACACGGGTCATTCCTTCCTGACGTTGCGCCTATTAGACAATCGAACTTGTGTGCAGAAATTGATTTGCCAACAAAGCCATTAACTGATTTAAATGATCCAGAAGGTGAAATTAGTCTTTGTACTTTATCAGCGATTAACTGGGGTAATGTACGTCAGCCAAGCGACTTTGAGCGTATCGCACGCCTAGCAGTTCGCGGACTTGATGCGCTACTTAGCTATCAAGACTATCCAATCCTAGCAGCACGACTATCTACAGAGAAACGCCGTCCGTTAGGTGTTGGCATCATTAACTTTGCTTACTGGATGGCAAAGAATCATCTAAGCTATCAAGATATTACACCAGAAGGACTAGAACTCATTGACGAATATGCTGAAGCATGGTCGTACTACTTGATCAAAGCAAGTGCTGATCTAGCAGCAGAGCAAGGCGCACCTAGTGGTAATATGGAAACAAAGTACGGACATGGCATTACGCCTAACCAAACATACGCTAAAGCACTAGACGAGATACTTCCGCATAAAGAGCGTCAAGACTGGGCAGGACTACGTGAGCAACTAAAAGCAACAGGCATCCGTAATTCAACTCTAATGGCACTAATGCCAAGTGAAACAAGTGCGCAGATTGCTAATGCCACAAACGGCATTGAACCGCCACGTTCGCTTATCTCAGTTAAGCAATCAAAGCATGGTGTTCTAAAGCAAGTTGTTCCGGAGTACAAACGTTTAAAGAATATGTATGACTTATTATGGGATCAAAAGTCTCCAGAAGGATACATTAAAATTATGGCTGTATTGCAAAAGTATATCGATCAAGGTATATCAGTTAATACATCATATAATCCAACATTCTATGAAGATGAAAAGATTCCTATGAGTGTTATGTTACAACACTTGCTAATGTTCTATAAACTAGGTGGCAAGCAATTGTATTACTTCAATACCTACGACGGACAAGGCGAACTCGATACTGATAAGATGACTGCTGATGTGCAAGAGCCGGTAGCAGAAACTAACGGTTATCATATAGAAGATGAAGAAGCCTGCGACGGCTGCACAATATAAACACTTGACATGCTCGCAAGGGTATGTTATATTCAACTATAGATATAAAAGAGGATACACACACATGAGCGTTTTTGACGTACAAAATAGGGTCGATCATACAAAAGTTACAGCTTTCTTTGATCCGAGCGGTGGGCCTACAATCCAACGTTACGATACACTAAAATACAAACAGTTTGATCAACTGACTGATAAACAGCTAGGATTCTTTTGGCGTCCTGAAGAAGTTGATATCTATCAGGATGCTAAAGACTTTAAAGCATTAACTGACCACGAACGTCATATCTTTACAAGCAATCTTAAGCGTCAGATCCTACTCGATAGTGTTCAGGGCAGAGCACCAGTCGAAGCATTTGCGCCTGTAGTGAGTTTGCCAGAGATTGAGAACTGGATCACGACATGGACGTTCTCAGAGACAATTCACTCACGTTCATATACACACATTATTCGCAATGTGTATAACAATCCTTCCAAAGTGTTTGATGAACTAATGGACATTGGACCTATTGTAGATTGTGCAGAAGATATTTCAAAATACTACGATGATCTTATTGAAATGAGCAGTTGGTATAACTTGCTAGGCGTAGGCACACACACTGTTAACGGTAAGAAGATTACAGTTGATCTTTATGAACTAAAGAAACTGTTGTGGCTTACACTAATGAGTGTTAACATTCTTGAAGGTGTGCGTTTCTACGTGAGCTTTGCATGTTCATGGGCATTTGCAGAATTAAAGAAGATGGAAGGCAATGCTAAAATTATTAAATTGATTGCACGAGATGAGAACTTGCATCTTGCTTCGACACAAATGTTGTTAAAACTTCTAAAGAAGGACGATCCAGACTTTATTAAGATTGCTGAAGAAACAGAAGAAGAGTGTATTCAGATGTTTGTTGATGCTGTAGATCAAGAAAAAGCATGGGCAGAGTATTTGTTCAAAGATGGATCAATGATTGGGTTGAATACTGAACTACTAGGACAGTATATTGAATTTATTTGTACTCGTCGAATGACAAATGTTAATCTTAAATCACCTTACTCAGTAAAGAACAATCCGTTGCCATGGACACAGAAATGGATCTCAGGAGCCGAAGTACAAGTGGCACCGCAAGAAACAGAAATTAGTTCTTATATAATTGGCGGAACAAAACAAGATGTTTCGGAAGACACTTTTAAAGGATTTAGCTTATGATACAGATATGGGGTAAACCAAATTGTCCGTTCTGCGACCGCGCAAAGGCATTTTGCGAGCAGAATCAATATAACTTTGAGTATAGACAGCTTGATGTTGATTTTACTCGAGACGAAGTTCTTGAAACTTTTCCGGGCGCAAAGACATTTCCACAAATTGTCGTCAATGGTGCAAAGATTGGCGGCTTTGATCAATTAAAAACATATGTAGAAGAAACTAATTATAACGGCACAGGACACACACTATGATTATTGAAGCACCGTATAAACAAAATGATACAATTACAATGAAAACAATGGCTGGAGAAGAAGTTGTTGCTCGATTTGTAGAAGAAAATGCAGCCACAGTAACAGTACAAAAACCTATGGCACTTATGGCATCAGGACAAGGTGTAGGACTAGCACCTTGGTGTATTACTACACATCCTGACAGTAAAATAAAAATAAATAAGAGTGTATTGTTATTTGTTCATAAAACTGACAATGAAATGGCCAAGCAGTACGTAGCAGGATCTACAGGTATCCAAATGGCATAAGGAAGTATAATGGTAGCAAGAACACCCGCAGACATTACAGCACTAGTAACAGAAGCGATAGACATTGATAAAGAGATTGTTGCTCAATTAAACACCGAAGACGTTAATGGTAACTTTAATGATATTTACGATGGCGGCATAAGCACAGCTACTGAACTTTCAAGTTTGTCAGCTGCTGAACGAGTTCAAAGAATTGTATCGACATTAATTGAAGAAGATAATACAGAATTTTACTTTGGTAATCTAAACAATAATCTCGATACATCTATTACTGACAATCTTGCTAGTCTATTTAAAAATATAGAATCACACTTAAATGCATTTGAGGACACTGTTGAATTAATACTCGACAGTGCTCCTTCTTTTATACTAAACGAAGAAGTTACCGGAGGCGCAACTGGCAGAGTTCTTTATCAGAACGGTAATAAAATAATAATTTCAAACGCATCTGGATCATATACCGGTACAATAACCGGTGTAAGTTCGAGTAACTCTGCTAGTATAGAAGACTATAATTTAAGTAATAACCTTGGCAGCGATATTAAACAATATACTAGACAGGCTGATGCAATAAGAGTATTTTTAGAAGTGCCTCCTTCGACAAAAAAATCAGGGTCTGTTAGTTTTAATTATGATGTGAGACGTGGTAGAGACGATTACAGTATTAATGTTAGTGATTATGTAGTTGCTGAAGGTGATACAATATCTGTGAGAATCGGCGACATACGAAACAAAAATAGAGATGAATTTATAGACCCTGATTTTAAGGTTTGGATTGTAGATAGTCTAACGTATTTTGACGAAGACATTAATGCA